TTAATTGCTCGCATTTTTTTGCGCAGTTAACTTTTTGTATTTCGCCATCAAGTCATCATGCGATTCGACATGTTGCGGATCGAGCGGAATACAATCAACTGGACAAAACAACTGACACTGTGGCTGATCATGATGACCGATGCATTCTGTACAGAGTGCAGGATCGATCTCATAAATCAGCTCACCCATATAAATGGCTTCATTGGGACAAACAGGTTCACAGACATCACAGTTAATGCATTCATCTGTAATATATAAAGACACGCTACCAACCTTGTTGATGTTTACGTTCAAAGGCCTCAACCACAATGGCAGGCACAAATTTGGTCACATCACCTTTTAAACGAGCAATTTCTCTTACCAATGTCGATGAGATAAATGAATATTGCTCAGAGGGAGTTAAAAAGACTGATTCAAAATGTGGATCAAGTTGACGGTTCATATTCGCCAATTGAAATTCATATTCAAAATCAGAAATTGCTCTTAAACCACGGAGTACGGCTGTTGCACGCTGTTCACGGAAGAAATTAACCAGTAAACCATCAAAACCAACAAACTCAACATTGGTCAAATGACTCAATGATGCTTTGGCTAATTCAACACGCTCTTCTAAACTAAACACAGGATTTTTATGATGACCAATCGCGATTGCAACCACAACTTCATCAAACATTTTTGATGCTCGTGCAACCAAATCAACATGTCCATTGGTAATTGGATCGAAAGTCCCCGGATAAATCACACGTGTTTTAGACATGCGTTGTACTCTAGTTAATGAGATAAGGAGCGTATTTTAACAAATCTTGGCTCTAAACGCGAAATTCCTAAACATTGGAAAAAGGTTGCGTTTTACGGCACAATAGCTGTAATTGTGGAAGTTTAGATTATGGCGCAAGCAACAGTTGTAAAAAATAATACGTGTTTAAGTTTCTTACAATTCTTTATAGTTCCTTTTATTTTCATAACTAATTGATAAATAATAATTGATGTTCCTTTTAGTTCTTTTTAGTTTGTTTTAATTCACAATAAAAACGGGTAATAATACGGGTAACATTTACTATGATTACCTGTAATGGCTGCTGTAAAACTATCAGATGTAAAAATTAAAACCTTAAAGCCTAAAGATAAGGTTTATCGGATCCTTGATGCTGATCGACTCTATATTGAGATAAGACCCACAGGTGCAAAGGTATGGCGGTTTAAGTTCGTCTTTCATGGCAAAGAGTCATCGATGAGCTTAGGTGAATACCCATCTATTAGCCTTGCTGATGCACGTGCATTGAAAGATGAGATGCGGGCCAAATTAGCCAAAGGAATCCACCCAGTCGAGGATCGAAAAAATATTAAAGCACAAGCTATGGCTGAAACTTTAAATACATTTGATTCAATTGCAGCCGAATTCAAATTAAAACGAATGGTATCTAAATCAGAAATATACCAGGAGAAATTTGACGTTGCTTTAAAAAAAGATATTTCACCTATTATTGGAAAAAAGAATGTTAGTGATGTGACTGCAGCTGATGTACTTAAAATTTTAAACAATACTGTCGATCGTGTTGTGAAAGAATCAAATGGTAGATTTACTGGCGCATCTGCTGCACTTGAGAATAGAAGATTCCTTGGGGCTGTGATTCGGTATGCTATTGCAACACTGCGAGCCGAGAATGATCCAACATATGCTGTCCGTGATGTAATCAAAAGACCCCGCGTCAATCATGCGAGAGCATTGACTAAAGAAGAAAGGTTCAAGGCTAGATCAAGCCTTCCCAAATACAATGGAACTCAAACTGTAAAAAATGCAGGTTTTATTCTTTTATATACGATGCTACGTGCTGTTGAGATACGGAAGATGGAATGGTCATGGGTAGACTTTGAGTCAAAATTAATTACGTTCCCTATTGAGGTTATGAAAAAAGCCAGGGTTCATGTACTACCAATCTCGGATCAAGTCTTAAATATTTTAAAACAACAATATGAAATTTCAGGGGGTGAAGCGTTGGTATTCCCTGCTATTTATAGCAAAAAAAATAACGGCATGCTGGCAAAAGAAACACTAAACAGTATGCTTGAATATATTGGTCTTAAAGGCGTAACTACACATGACTTTAGGGCTACAGCATCCACATTGTTATATGAAAAAGGATATGAGGAAGCTTGGGTAGAAAAACAATTGGCTCATTCTGAATCTAACAGGACTAAAGCTTCTTACGACCATTCTAAGCATTTAAAACCTAGGCGTAAGATGATGCAAGATTGGGCTGATATTGTGGATGGTTGGAAAGACTAACAAAATTTACAACCAAAATAACAAGCATTAAGTTCATAGTGATTATAAAAATGGAGGTTGCTATGTGCGCAAACTACGAACCCATCGCTCGAAGCCGAGCGCAATTACTCAATTTGCTTGAACCCACATTCGACTATAAAGCGGATCTATATCCAGGCTACGGCGGGCCTATTCTTATTGTAACCGAGCATGGTATTGAATGGCGGTCTGCCCGCTTTGGTCTAGTACCAAACTGGGCAGAGGATCTTAAAAAAGTGAAAAACACTTATAACGCTAGATCTGAGACGGTGGCCACTAAGCCAAGCTTTAAACACGCCTGGTCAAAGAATCAATTTTGTTTAATTCCAGTTGAGACCATCTTTGAGCCAAAGTATATCGACGGCAAGTCGCACTGGTACGGGATTTATCGTGAGGATGATATGCCTTTTACTGTCGCGGGTATTTACGAACACGCCACCGTAGAAGGCCAACCAATTATCTCAATGAGCATGCTTACGATCAATGCTGATGACCACCCATTCATGAAACAGTTTCACGCGCCAGATGATGAAAAACGATCGATTGTAGTGATACCCAAAGGAAGGCGTAATGATTGGCTTAGCTGCAGTCACGACCAAGCTAAGGACTTTTTGGTTGAGATGCCAGTTGATGAGTACACTGCAGCACCAAAATCGGATATGCATAAATTCCGACCAAACACACACTAACTAGCGACAACTTTTGACTTGTCCTTATTTATCCACATAATTTTAAATTTGAAATTCTAATGTCAAAGAATATATCCTAAAAAGGTAAATCAATTCCCAACACGCCTCGTAGCGTAGGAGTTAGAAAATGTCTAAGAAGTTGCCTATATACTTCTCTGATGGTGCCTGGTCGAGCTTACAAGAGCTCATGGGACCTGATGGGAAACCAAGCCCCACCGTTAATGCTGTTTTTGAACAGATCTCAATGCAAGCAGATCTGATTGATAAACTCGGCCTCACCCCTATCCTTCCAAAATCTAAAGCATCGATACCGATGTCATTAGAGCGTATCCCTGCAGGTCCTGCTTTCGCAACAAAAGATGATTTAGATACGACCGTAGATCTGAATGAATATCTCATTCATAACCCGATATCGTCATTCATAGCCCGAGTTGATAGCGAATCCATGTTAGGTGCTGGTCTTGAGGTAGATGATCCAATTATCATTGATCGCAGCATAGAAGCTGCCCATCAAGATATTGTAGTTGCATTAATCGATAATAAAGATTCCACGATTAAGCGACTCATGATCACTGCCAAAATGTCGAAAGCTGATATTAAAGAGATCTTTGGTGATGAGAATTACCCATTGCCTAAACTCTGGCTAAAAGCTGAAAATCCAGCGTATGAGCACATCATCCCTGCAGACAATCAGACTGTGGTTGTATGGGGTGTGGTGACATTCAACTTAAAGCGTATGCATTACCGCTCATAATAAGAAGAATTAAAAATGAAAAGTAATACTCGCATATTCGCCTTGGTGGATGTGAATAACATGTACGTCTCGTGCGAACGTGTTTTTAATCCAAAACTAAATGATATCGGATGCATAGTCTTATCCAATAACGATGGCTGTGCCGTGGCCAGATCCAATGAAGCAAAAGCCCTTGGTATTAAAATGGGTGTACCTTTGTTCCAGATCCAAGACATTGTCCAAAAACATAACATTCAGGTTTTATCTAGCAACTACGCTCTATATGCAGAAATGTCACGGCGTTTTATGTTGATGCTTGGCCAGTACGTCGCGCCAGGAGAGCAAGAAATTTATAGTATTGATGAATGTTTCATAGAATTAACAACTTACGCCAAAAACTATGATCTTACCGCATACACTCATGAAATGAGAATGAAGGCTCAGCAATGGCTTGGATTGCCCTGTTGTATTGGTATTGGTCGCTCCAAAACTGAGGCGAAAATAGCAAATCATATTGCAAAGAAAAATAAGTATTTTAACGGTGTATGTAATTTAGCAGAGATGGACCCATGTTCTGCAGAGCAGTTACTTGCACAGGTGGATGTAGGCGAAGTCTGGGGTGTTGGCCGTCAGAACTGTAAGAAACTAAACTTAATGAATATTAAGTCTGTATTGGATCTGATTGAGTCAAACGCGAAAGAGATTAAAAAGTCTTTCTCAATTGTCATGGAAAAGACTGTCCGTGAATTACAGGGCGTTTCATGCATCGATATAGAAAATGAAAACCCATCAAAACAGCAAATTATAAGCAGCAGATCCTATGGTCAACCTGTATACGAGAAAGATGATATTAAATCATCGGTACGTTTGTTCGTGACTCGAGGCGTAGAAAGAATGCGTCATGACGGATCTATATGCAAGATGATTGGTGTATTCATTCAGACAGGTAAATTCAATAAAGATGAGCGTTATTCGCCGTATATCATTGTGCAAATGCCTGAGCATACAGATGATTTGTTAGAAATTACCAGGGCAGCAATGAAAGGAATCGATCAGATCTACAAGAAGGGATTTAAGTATAAAAAGGCTGGCATTGTTCTGCTCGAGCTGATTCCCAAGTCAAAATTTGTACCTGACTTATTCACAGACTATACACATCGAAATCAACGTGAAAAGCTTTCACAAACTATGGAAGCAATCAAAGAGAAATACGGAAAAGATCATGTGTCACTTGGCCTTTGCAATGACACCAAAGCCATATGGCAGATGAATCAAAACCGCCGCTCTCCCTCATATTTAACTAACTGGAACGAACTTTTTAGAATCGGGTAATCACTATGCATATTTTTAAATTATCGAACGAACAACTTGCACAGATCCTTATTCCTAAGCGGTTTGTGCCAGAAAAGCCTGCTGAATTAAAAGGAAAGAATGTCGAGTATGTTTTTGATAGTGAAGATAAGTTTGAATTAACTTATGATGAGCTCTTAGAAATAATTGGTAAAGCTCGATTAGCTGTACCGCAACTTATACCAGTGATTGGTACAGTGGGTGAATAATGAATAGTAATAAAAGTACTTTTTATGTGGTTCTGCTATGGGGTGTCGTCATTTATGCCGTTGCACTATTAACCTATTGCACCATGAAGAACGTGTTTAGCGCTTCAGCCGACTTTATATCTGCATTTGGATCAATTCTAGGTGCTTGTGGTGCTTTATTTGCTGCTTTCGTAGCTGCATATTTATTTAATGATTGGAGAGAAATACATAATCAAACAACATATAAAGAAATTTGCAATTCTACTTTTATTACTCAAAAACAACTAAATGTGAAATTAATATCTATCAACGATATTTTTAACAAAGCTAAAGATGATCACTGTATTGCTCCAAATAGATATGATACTCAAAAGATAGCTGATCTTATTGAAAAGGATATACAAAGTATTGGTGATTTACTAGCAGAGCTGCTTTACCAAATAGTGTATTTACAAAAACTCTCCGAAAAATTCAAAAATCAAACTGTTGATACAATGACGAATTTGATTTTGGATTACATGGAGTTAATGGACATTACTAGATATAAAGCTATGGCTGATCATTTAGAATTCTTAAGGAAAGAGTCAAATTTAAAAGATCAATGGGATGAAATTGAAGGGAAATTTCTTAATTTACTAGCTGAACATACTATATCAAAATTGAAATAGTTTGCCCTCTTTATAGGGCTTTTACGCATATACCGACATGAATGTTATTGTTGATTGACTATTGACCAATCCATAAAAATTAAATATTTTAAAGTTATGCCTAAGGGCATAGCTTATTCATTCCTTGCCTTGCAGATACTGGAATGGATATGTCACTAACTTTTTGTTAATGCATATTCATAATGTAGGTACTGCAATGTCTAAAAAATCTCAAAACACTCTTGTAAAGAACAGATCACATGCTTTCGATATTCAAGCAGGGCGATGTTTTTACTGTAATCAACCAATGTGGAAAACCCAACCTGAAAAATTCTGTAATCAATACAGAATTTCGCTTAAATATGCACAACTTCTAAAGTGTACTGCTGAGCATGTTATAGCACGTCAAGACGGCGGCTCAAATCAGCGTGTCAACATAGTTGCTGCATGTCTTCATTGCAATAAGACAAGACATAAAGCAAAAAACGCTTTGTCAGTTGAAAAATATAAAGCCAAAGTTATTCGGAGAATGGCCCAAAATAAATGGCACCCTATCCGATTGAGTTAGTGTTACCATTATTTATACAGCCCTCAATTGAGGGCTTTTCCAACTTTTATCCATGCATCTACTTTTGCAGCACATTCATTGCCTTTTGAAACAGTATCAACCGCCCAAAGAGCAACAACCTTTCCTATCCCATCATCCAGAGGGCTGAACTTATCACAAGGCTGCATTAAGTTAGCTGGAATCACGGGATTGTATAAGGCTGTTGATTTGCTGCAACCCGTCATCATCAATACAGCGATTGAGATAAATAGGACGCTCAACGATCTTTTGCACTGTACGTGTAACTGTTTCGACTTTTGTTCGTTGTTCTGACCTAAGCTTTTCATAATCAGCGCTCACTTTATTTACTTTGTCTTGCTGTTTGGCCAAAGCTTCAACTTGGGCTCGTTCAATTTTTTGGATCTGCTCATTGCACTTTTGATCAGCTTCTTTAAGCTGGCCAATCTTGTGATTGAGTAAAGCCAGTGTGATAACCAGAAAAAAAGCGAGAAACCCGATTATGATTTCTCGCCAAAATTTAGCTGCAATAATTAACCCCATCACTGAGCCTCCATACATTTCTTATGGCGCTCTAATTGACGAGTCCATACGCCATAGCAACGGTTTGAGCGAATTGAACAATCACGTTTTGCCACATATTTATATTTCAGCAATGAGTCACACGCAGCTTTATGATTGCCAGTTTTTAAGTTGCGAAGCATTGAAGAGTTCGCAAAAGCTGTTGTGCCGTACTGATATGAGAAGTCTAAGTAAACGTCATATTCAGCTTGGGATAATTTCACCCCCTTCAATGAATTCTTAAATGAGATCTCACGTTTGGCCACATCGTGACGTAACCACTTGTCCGCCGTTGCCCGTGTAATAGGTGGATCTGACATTTTTACGGCGGTACCATCAGGCTTGAAATTTGCACCATGACCTTGTGTAGGCCGATCACCAGGAACTGGGATTACAGGTTTAGCTGTGTACCCTTCATCTACTTTCACAGCCGTAAAAAAAGCCGCTGAAGCTGCCAATAAAAGGACTGAAACCTTAGTCTTGTTTTGCATTAATTTTCTCCAACCATGCTTTTTTCTCTAATTCGTGGATCTCTTGAGCACGCTTATCGTCTTTTCGCTTGTACCACCAACCAACTAGAAAGCTAAAAATACTGATTAAGAAACCGCCCAAACCAATTAATAAACCAATGGCCGTAATTGGATCTAACCCGAAAACTTTCCCCACAAATAACGCTCCACTTCCCCCAACTGCTGTTTTAGCTGCGCCAGATGTAACCGTTGCGCTAGCCTCTATGATGTTTTGTGCTTGCTCAGACACTTTCTTTCTCCAAAAAGAAAAAGCCGCAATTAAGCGGCTATTTTTATTTCATTAAGTCTATACTTCGATTTGATATACAACGCCCTCAGGCGCACTTCTCTTTATTTCATTTCCGCTGATATATACCTTTGCTCCTAAGTTAAAAACTGTGGCACTGGTACAAAGCACAAGCCCTGTACCATCTGCCACCAATACTTTGTAATTTGGATGATCTGCACTTTGAATGGTCCCGATGAACTCTGGTGTTTTGGGAAACATATCAAAGAGCCGGTTAAAAATATTACTCACGATTCACCCTCTCAATTGATACGGTTTGATTCACAATCTTATGAGTGAATGAACCGCTGACACCATCAACAATGCCCCACCAGTCGCCGTTAAAAGCAACAAGCTCACCAGGTAAACACAAGCCAATTTGCTGGGTAATTGGCATAAGCAAACTATGATTCTCTACAAGCCCAGCTTTGGCCAGTACTTCACGGCCTTTGCTATGCATCACCGTAGTTGATGTTAGCAATGGGCTATTAATCGATTCTTGAAGTACATCACCTGCAGTACCTATGCGTTTGACATGTCCTGTATCACCGTTGCGGTCGTTAGTAAGGAATACGCCGTTGTAGTCTGGATATGGCTCATAGTTTGTAGATTGATCTGTGACAATGCTTTCAGGGATTACACGATCATATTCATCGATCGCTATTGAATCCCACCAAGTCTTTTTATAGCGAGGTTTGATCGTCAGTGTATGGCTTGCTGGTTCGCTGTAAATAAAGCCTCCTGCCGCCTCTACAATCAATTTGATCGCTGCTATCGGCGTCAGATTTGAATAGCTCAAGCTCTCAGGCGGTAAGATCCAGCCAAGCGCATCAATTAATTCCCAGTTCAACACAACATTGCTATTCACACGGTCCAGCTCAGCTTGGGCCAATTGAACAGATGAACGTTCATTTTCTTGAGTGAATGATCTCGTTGGAGAGGCTGGAGCGTCTAGTAACGCTGTTGGACTGCGACCAGATAGCTTATAAACTTCCTTACCGAATTGCTTTGAGCGAGTAATGTCCCCAAGCAACATCCGGTGCTCATTGCCATTGATCATGATTTTCAAGATCACCGGCTTTCCATCGATCGGCTCTGTTTTCGACTTTTCATAAAACGGGATCGATAAATTATAGGACCAACTCCAGCTGCTGCGATCGGTGCTGTAGTCGCCACTGTAAATCTGGATTTCTTGCCCGTTGTCTAACCGGGTTACTTTGATTTCATTCACGATATACCACCAGTCAACGGGTGCTAATTTCGGTAAGCACTCATCTGCACCAAAATTTAAAATGACGTTGTGCGCATCAATGTCATGACACAAACAAATAAAATTAAGATCAGGTGATCCAACATATTCAGGCTTTGGTTGTGGATCGATTGGATCAACATTTGATTTGCGGTAATAGACTGCCCTTGCCACTTCCCAAGGGATTGAATCAGCTGTGACCAGTTCCAAGCCTTTGTCATGGATGAAGGTGAACCGCTTTTCAAACACGGCAGCGACTTCATGACTAAACGTAATTTTCTTACGCTTTCTAATCATTTCACCCCAAGCAGTTTGACGGTTGATCAGGAACTTCTCAGATTCTTCAAATGCCAAAGTGTGAGCTATGAATCTTTTATCGTTTTCCTGCCAAACCAATTCATAATCGTTTAAAAGATGAGTGCATTCATCAAACACCAACCGAACAGAACGTTGCAGTGTGTTTGCCTTATCGAAGCCATCTAAGACGGCATTCGAAATCGTCAAACTACGTTCAAAAATAAAGGCGCTGTTATGCGCCTTAGAAATCGGTTTGCCAAATCTAATATGATTGTCTATTAAAGCTGGTAAAGATCTTTGATATCCCAAAACACTTAAATGACTTAAACCAAATGCTGAATTGATATCAAAACGCGCATTAATGAGAGCATTGGGTCTAGTTTCAATCACTGCTTCAACACTGCACGATTGATTCACAACAACCGCGTAAATCTCTGCATCAAAACTATTGTTGATAAATGCAGCTACTTGAGCAGATTCACCCCTAATTACAACAATATCAGCCTCAAATGCAGTTTGAACTGCTGCATTGACTGAATTGTAAGTGTGTTGAGTTGCAACAATTTCAGCTGTAAATGTTGTTGCGATGACGGCATTAACACTTACATTGACTTGCTCATCAACCCCAAAATTCAAGACAAGATTGTGTGAATCAATTGATCCAAGCTCATCCTTAAAATTTAGACTGACATTGTGGGCATCAGGCGGAATGTAGTTCGACACATGCACACCTCTTTATGTTGTCGGTTTCAATACAAAAGAATTGACCATTAATGTGCTGCCCAACGCAAGATTGGACTGCGCAAGCGTAATCTCAGTACCCACTGCAAAATCAGCAACCGCATCACCATTCCCATTATATAAACGTGCCCATAGCGCCGTGCCTGCTTTTATTACCAAAGCTGCATCAGTCTGCTGAAGCTCAATACCATCTACATTCAATTGTTTGAAACAGGGCTTTGGGAGAGTCAGTGTGACTAGCTTTGCCTCAGGATCTGCTGCAACATTCACTGATGCAGGTTTAGTATTGTCATAAAAAATAAAGGTAGCATTATTGCTACCTGTATCTAAAAAATTAGCCAGTGCTTGAAGTTGCGCCAAGCCTGCAGCTAAAGAAGGAATCACACTCATTTTGGCACCACCTGATCCTGTATGACTGCGTTGTATTGCTTCTTATTGTCAAAAGCAACAATGAAACAAGCAACTGAATTATTTAACCCTAAAAATTGATAATCCCCATTCTCACTCGGCTTTGTGATTCCAATTGGTGTTAAATTACTTTTGTTATAAAGAACAATGGTTGCATCACTATAATTACTACCAAGTTTTTTTGTCGTACCTTTAATATCTGCAACGGTCGTGTTTACGCCAAACCCCAAATTCTGCAACAAAGCATTTGAGTGAAGTGTCATTCGTGAACATGGTTTCATTCAAGCTCTCCTAGGTAAAACAGCAAACTACCCGCATCCGAAGGGCCGCCTGCGTAGACACTATCATATATATACATACTTTTATCTTGCAAACTTGCTGTCGTTGAGCTTGGTGACGCACTATTTCCGTTGTATGCCACATGCTTAAGTGTGCCTCTTAAGTATTTCAGGCTATCTGAAAATGCTATTTCCAATGCTGCAATTGAATTAGCACTGTAAATACCACTGAATCCAGAAGAATAATCCGGCAACACAGGATTTGCTGAAACATGATTAGAAACTCTATTGGCTTCAGTAAATCTTGGAACAATAAATTGTGCTGCTCCACTACTTACAACAAGAGGGTCACCAAAGTTCTCAGTTGCCTGATAATTTGTCGATGCATTACTGGTTGAAAATCGAGACATTAAAAACCATGCAGGTATAACATCACTCTTCAAACAGCTATTAAATAACCCCGCCCCATAAATTCGCTTCATTGTCGCTGTTGTACCAAAAGGCATAACCATATAAAAAGCATCATTGTCACCAACAAGAGTAAAGTTGCGGTTACCATTTGATGGGGTACTTACATCTGAATAATTTTGATTCACGTTATTTATACGTGCCCAAGTCCATCTGCTCCATCCTCTGACAACAGTACTACCCGATCCAGATATACTGTAATTTAATTTTAAATTTGATGTGGATAGTGGCAACTGCAAAACATCTGGGTTTTCGTAATCATCAATATGCGTCATGTTTTCAAGTAAACCCACCATTGCATATTTTGCATATGTAGATGTATAGCTATTTGTACCATCGGAAATAGTCTCATCTACACGTATGAATGGGTGCGCTGACGTTGGACTCTTTGAACGATATACACGCTTAACATCATTCGCATCACGAAAAATAATGTCATACCCAAGTGCTGCTAACTTCGCTGATCCATTTGCGGTTATTGACTGGCCTGACAATTCTGCCTTAAGAGTCATTTGTGTTGAGGTAGGTAATCCTTTGATTCGATATTTTCCGTTGATGTTTGATGGTGAGAACCCTGTCAATTCAACAATCTGAAACAACACTGCATTATGGGCAGCAAAGAACGTTAAATTAATATCACCATTTGCATCAATATTGGCACTTGTAACACTGGCAAAAGGCAAGCCATTCACAAGACAAGTATCTAACAAACGGATTAAATCACCCCAGTTATTACCTAACGTAATGCCATTAAGATGACTAAAAAATTGAACATTTACATCGGTCGCCATAATTATTTACTCAATAAAAAAGGCTGCAAATGCAGCCCTTAAGGTTTGATAGTTTTGTTTAGATATCCCGATCAATATCACCACGGAACATGATTTGAAAGTTATCGCTTAAGACTGTGGGCTCAGACTGTTTCACTGTCCGGATACACCAGACTGGATACATTGCAGCAATAGTGTTAAAGCGAAGAACATTATTCGGAGTCCAGCCGGTACCCCAGCCTTCTTTTTTAATTACAAAATAAGGTTCACCTGTAATCGGGTTAATCGGCCTACAGTCAGCTGTGGTTGTTCCTGTCCCAATCTGCCCAGACACTTCACCGATGATCCTGAATGTTGAAATATCAGTAAAAACTAATGCCCATCGGTCTTGAATGGAACCCTTATTTGTTACTTCGAAAGGATAAAGCGCATCATTGTAATTTGCCGATATTAAGCCACCACTTGGCACATCAGCCCAGACATTGTTCCATGTGCCTTGAACGAACTTTGATGTATAGCGGCTGAACATATCACCCATGACAAGTGCTGAACCGACAATTGAATTATCAGCATCATAGTTATGTGTCACCGGCTTGGTTAAAGTAATTTGCCCGCTAATCTGTACATCATTGATCAATCCCATATCTTGATAGCGATATGCTGCAGATATCGGCGGTACCAGACTATTCAAAGCAAAATCACCACTTAAAGTGGCTTTACCAAAGTCATAGTCAACTACATACATGTCATACGGAACTTTAACGCCATTGCTATCCTCAAGCTCACACCAGGATATACGCTGATCGTCTAGCTGGTATGTTTGCCCAGCAACATGGCTTGGTAATTCCTGTTTTTTAGATGAAGCAATTACCCCAATGTCACCCACCCGGAAAATGGGTACACGTCCATCTGCAGGTAAACGAGTGGCAGACAATCCCAGAATTTCAGAATCAAGAGGAATGTATGTATAGGCCACGGCGTTATAGCGTACGCTCGTTGCATCAATCCAGTACGGCGCATTGACCCATACAGTATTCCCACCATCTGTGTAGTCCAGTAAAGGGTCATACCAAGGCTCATTCACAATTTCAGGATGATCAGACTTTTTGGTTTTCTTATAGAAATAAATATCTATAAAGCCTGTTTCGTAGTTAATAGAACCATGTGCCTCATCAGTTTCGATAATACCTGCTTCATTGGCTGTTAATGTCAGTTGCCCCCCTGTCATAGCAGCCACAACAATTGTTAAAGAACCAGGGCGAATTGGGATGGTCGGTGTGCGAAAGCTCACATGATGAATTGGTAACATGTCTGTCGTTGTTGTTAAAGCTTGCAACGTCAGTTGATTGTCAACGTTTGGTGTCCATGTATCAAACTCGGCAATACCGGTACCATATTGGATTGTGCCCGATTGCGTGCCACTTCCCGTGGCACTTTCAACATTACGATACAGTAAACCAGTGCGATCAATAAACGTATCTGCTCCAAGCTTGAATCGTACAGAATTAGATAAAATTTGCTCATCAAATCCTTGTGTCAAATCAAACTTAAGCTTGTCTGCAGTCACCGTAGTTGAACTGCTTCCCGTGCCTGATGTGTCACGATATTTGACTTGAATTGTCGTTGTATCAAAGGCCTTTAAAGTGATTTGTGATGGTACAACTTCTGATGTCTGCGGAAGATAAAAGCTCATGATCACCCCGTATAGAAAATGATAGGTGTATACACTGTGGTGTAAATCGTTTTTTGCATTGTGGGTGTGACTTCACAAGCGCCAGTCGCATAAATGATGGTACCCATAACCGTTCCAAAATCATCGACTAGATTTCCAGTGGTCCCATTAATTGGCACATCATGCAAACTCACTATCCCTTCAGCTGCTGCACCAACTGCTTTTGCTAATGGGATTTCTAAGCCCACTGAACTCGGCTGAATTGCTGCGCCAGTACCAATGTTAAACATCAACTTGTTATTGGCATCTGGTGATGAGTTCTTAGTCTGTGATTTACCTTCGCCGTAGTTATACGAGATTGTGAAAACCGTGCTCTTTTGCGGTAATTTCTTAGGGATGATCCGACCTTTACCATTGTTAAACGTCATTGAACCGATTGCATCACCTGTGAATTGGCCCGAACTGTTAGTCGTTGCTGTTTTCTCAACGCCGTCCAACATCCAAGTTACTGTCGCGCTAGAAATCCCATTATGAAATAACTGAAAATCTAACCCTGCAGGTAATACTGGTAAATCAGCTCTGGCAAAAGTTGTTATCGGACTACCCCATTGCAATAGAATTGGCGTTCCCACATCAGGCAAGGCACCTGTGGTCAATAACCACGTCCCCGTTGTATAGCTTATAGATCCACTGCCAATAGATTCTGTTGCCGCAACTAATCGCCCTGTTCCATTGTCTTTAAGCACATAGAATTTACCCTGTGACATAAACGAGATACTTAATGCACCTGGCGCAGGAATTGGAGTTAATACCCCAGTCCAGTTGGTACCTTGATTCGCGGCAGTAACATGTAGTGCAAATGATTCAAACGGTTGAACTGGCGCAGATGCGGGTGTGAATACCACATTGATGATTGCATTGCCTGTACCAATAGCATTGGTCCACACAATGCGACCAGTTTGATAGTCAATGCTACCAACTTGTGTACCAGTCGGATTTCGCAATGTTCCGCCGTTATCAGAAATGGATTGGCCAAAAAGCGTGAACGAAATAGAACCAGGTAAAACACTTGAGCCAAGATACAAAGCCTGCCCTGTGTTTACGTTAGTTGTGTACTGAACATTGATTGTTCCTGAGTTACCCGCGACTAACGCCGGATTTTCACTTACAGCATTAAGATCGAGTAACGGCGTTTCAGTCTGCGAAGATGGGATTAATTGAGAAAACATTGTCTTGGCAGGGATTGTAAAACTACCAATGCCCACGTCTTCAGCTAGATCCACACTGGCATAATAGATACCGGCATCAGCAACTACGGTGTCTCTAATCGTTGTTGCTGGTTTAACATTGTTGTACCACTGCGTAGCAGATACACCCACGAAATCCCGTGCTAATGGATCTTTAAAACCATAAGTTGCAATCTTGTACTCAATATTCGAGTTGTTTACACGTACAAACGCCGTTCTGGTCTCTACACTCGTTAAGCGAACGTATTGAGCAAACTCATTTACGGTACCTTCACTCACCACAAGAACAAGAGTGTCACCAACGGAGTTCTCGGACTCATTTGTTGCCATGGCAACTTGAATTGCTTTCATTGCTGCATATGCAGTATCAAGTAAGGAACCGACAGCTTGAGCACCTTTAGCAAGATAACTTTCTACTCGGTTTTGTGCTGAATCACGGGTATCTGTATGTGAACGTGTGCTAAACAATAATGCTGATACGTTCGGATCGTCTGGATTCTTCGAGACAAATACAGTTGAACCCATCAACGACTCAGTATCATTGTTATTCAATCCTGCGTAGATCTTTCGCATCGATACACGGCCCATGGTGCGGTCCAGTTCCGATACATCAGGAAAAAGGTTATTACTTTCGCCGTCAACAACAACTTGGCCAGAGTATTTACCACCGCCGTCTGGTGTATCAGTCAAACGCTGAGACTTGTATAAAACTAAGTTTTTCGTTTCAACCGACATTTGGCACCTCTAAAAATTTAAGGGTGACTTTGTAATAGTCACCCTCTGAAACTGTTGGAATTCCTTTGACTGGCTCGGCATTAATAGCGCCTTCCTGATGATTGAAAATCACATTGAATTGGCGTGTGTCATGTGGATATTCAAAGATCAAAGTAAATTGCTCATCTTGCAAAGCCGACCAGTCTTGAATCACTGATAAAACTGAGCGCTTAATCCACCCTTGGTTATCTGGTGGCGTTAATGTGATTGGTCGACCTGATTTCTTTTTACCTTCCTGTACAATCAGTGTCCCATCAACGGCGAATTCTTGATTTTGTTCAATCGGCTTCCAAGCAAATTCATCAGACCATAAAAAACCGTCCTCTAATGGGACGGTTTCACTGGTTAAATTGCGTTTTAGTCTCATCACATCCTCTTTTTTGCTTGTTCCAATTGATTAAAGAAGTTATTCACCAAGTCTTGTTGTGATGGATCTCCATCTAGCTCAATAACATTCCCATCGAACTCAAAACGATAAACTTGGGTTTTAGGGTTAGGTGGATTGATATCGGAAGCGCTAGGCATCTTAGGCGCCTCAATAGACGGCGCTTTAATATTTGGAACTGAAACCGAGCTACCACCATATCCAGATTTCTTACCCTCCCAATATGCTAGGGTATCATCCATCTTTTTCAAAAGCGGCGCACTGTAATCAATGACAGAGCCACTTTGTAGAGCTTTCTGATAAGCAAAATACATTGCATCTTTTGACTCTTTAGCCTTGCTTCTGGCTTCACCAGCATTCATCCCAGCTGCAATCAAACGCTTTTCATAGTCTGCAACTTTGGCATTCATATCATCCATGGCCTGACCAAGTCCTTTAGCAGACGAAGCTGATTGTGCCTTACGCTCAGCATCGATCTTTTTCATCGCTGCTTCCCACTCATCCGCCGTGCTTTGAGCTTCTTCACGGGCAACCCTGCCAAGTTCACGGAATCCTTGTGAAGCAGATCCACGCGCCGATTCACCAACGTTGTAAAGTGCATCAACAATCTCTTGAGTCGACTTCACAGATGATTTACCTGTTTCATCGATCTGAGCTTGCAGCCCAACAGATGCGCCTTGAGCCTTAGCATTTGCAATGACAGCTTGATCACCGGATGCGGCAGCCGCTTGCATCACACGTTCATAGGCTTGTTTAAGGCCATCTGATGTTGCTTGGCCACTAGCTTTCATTGTGTTGAAGTCTGCAATTGCTGATTGCGCAGCAAGTTTTAATTGCTCTTTGGTTTTGACTCCAAGGCGCTCAAATGCTTTGCCGACCTCATCGAGATCATCAGGTAATTTGGCAGTAGCTTGCTTAATAGCAAGGATACCCATTTCAACTTGTTTTGTAGAAATAACACCTTGTTTCTCAAACTCTAATAGCTTGGCTTTCGCTGCATCTATTTCAGCGGGGCTTTTGGCTGTTGCAAGCCATTTTGACCAAGCTTGGTAAATTAAACCTACTGCCTCTTCTCCCTTTACCCCTAGGGTCTGAAGCTGAACGGAAAGATTATTTACACTTTCTTGCAGTTCAATAAATTTCGGAGATAATTCCTCAACAGCTGCAAATAAATTTATCCCTAAGGCTTCAGCTGATTTCGAAGCAGCTATAAATTCAGGATTAATGTCTTTTGCTTTAGATTTCAAGACAATTAAACCCTGTTCAACTTGTGATAATGAAATAACACCATCTTCACCAAATTGTTTAATTTTTTCACTTGCAAGGTCAATATCTGCTGTGTTCTTCGCTTTTTCTAGCCACTTTAGCCATGCACGATATATTAAATCTCCCGCTCTTTCCCCAGTTATCCCAGATGCTTCAAGACCTTTAGTGAAATTCAAAATAATTGATTCCGAACTCTTAAAAGTATCCGAAACTTTTTCACTATAAGCCTCTAGATCAATGCCGAGTGTAGATGCTGCTTTACGAGTATCATCAATTAATTTTTGACTTGATAATGCAGTGGTTGATCCAGCCTCTTCCATTGCTTTAACAATTGCCTTACCTGTTTTATCAAACTCAACTGCCAGCCCTTGAGCAGCCATGGCATTGTTAATTAATTTTTGAGTACTTTCATCAATTGCCATACCGCTAATATGCATACCATTGATTACAGCATCTGAACTGACCCCTGCAGCCTTTACTTGAGCATCAGCCCAAATTTGAGCAGCCTTAACTTTTTCATCAGTGATTTTCTGACTTTCAGCTTGATATTCCTTTTCTTTCTTATCGAGATCAGCCAAACCTTTCAAAGCAGCATCAATCGCACCTTGATCTCCCGCTTTTCTGCCGTCCAATAATTGTTGCTGTAACTTAATACGCTCATCACTAATAATTTTGTATGCAGTTACATGATTTTTTTCTTGGGCTAATAATTCATTAAGTGTTTTCTGGTTGATCGCAATAGATTCTGCATTCTTCTCATCCTGAGTTAAGCTAATCTGACGGATTGCTTCTACACCTGAAGATTTAAATTCCATTGCAGCATCGGCGGATTTCTTATAATGCTTTTGGGCTTCCTTACTTAATTCCTCAAAGTCTTTCTGTGCTTGTGCTGATGTATCGCCGAAAGTAATTTTAGACTTCCAATAGCTAAATGCTGCCGCTGCATCATAAGCCCCACCAATGATTAAATTGATTCCAATATTTATTGCTTTAAAACCATCATTTAAGAAGCCAAAAACGACATTTACAGCTTGAAGCGCTTTAGTAAACCCATTGGTTTTGTCAGCAGCAGAGTCAATTCCACTTGAAAAATTGAATATTTGACCAAGTGCAGTATTTAAAACATCAACAGTAGATTCAAAAACTGTTCCGACAGTTGATCCAAGTGACTTAATTGCATCGTATGCAGACAATAAAGAAGTTTTTAGGGCTTCAATTGTTGCAGGATCAATCTTTTTAAGTTGATCACCAAACCATACAAATCCTGCACCAATATCCTTTAGAAGTACTTCTACAATGTCTAAGTTATCAGCAAGCAATGAAAGCCAAGATGCAACTGTAGATGATGCTCCGCTTGCTTGATCCATTGAACCGATAACGATTTGCCATTGTGTAGCAATCTTTTGCAAAGCATTCCCAATAGTGTTTGGCAATTCAGCATAAGCTTCTTCTATTGCGCCCTTTTGGCCTTCTAATGCTTTCAGTACTCGTTCTGCACCAAGTTCGCCGTTCTCGGCCATTTTACGGAGTTCACCAGTTGTAACACCTAACCCCTTGGCTAAAGCTTCTGCTAAACCGTAGCCATTCTCCATCATGGAGTTAAATTCTTCCCCTCGCAAAACCCCGCCTTGCATGGCTTGAATAAATTGCTGTACCGCTGCTTCAGAACCTTGTACAGATCCACCACCTAATTTAATGGCTTGAGTTACTGTTTTGGTTAAATCCAATGCCTGTTGCTGTGTCATACCCATATCTTTAGATACGGTATTTAACTTTGTGAAAAGTTCAGCTGTCGAATCTAAGCTTGAATTTGTTGTTAAGGCAATTTGATGAACACCTGCAATTGCAGTAGTAAAATTACCTGTTTCCTTAGTGGACAACTGTATACGTGCGGACAGGTTCGCATAGCTATCTGCAGCCTCTGCAAGCTCTTTAACCCCTAAGCCGACACCTAAGGCAGCCATGGCACCAACAAGCGCATTTACGGCGAATTTTGCGCCGTTTATTCCCTGATCGAAACCTGTGGTATTAGCTCGCAAATTAAGTAAAAAATCTAAACTGTTAGTCGCCATTTTATTAACCTTCAGATGAAAAAAAGCCACCTATTGGTGGCTTTAAGTGGTTTAAATTAATTGGAACTCAGAACAATCTTAAATGTCATGAAATCCATATTAGGTTTAGATTTTATATGTTAACTATAAATCTATATGGCTTCGGAGTTTTGATTGAAATTATTTCCTAACGTTCATGCATTTCAAATAAGCTTCATTTTCAAAATCAATCTCAGCTTTTAACATATTTTCAGGAGTACTAAATCTAGGATTCTCATATGCAGATATAACAAATGGTTTTATAAGCTCCTTGAACTCTGCAGCAGTATCAGTCGCCATAATACCATCCATCATTTCTGACATTGATGCACCATTTTGTCTTCTGTTCATAATTGTTCTGGCTGTACTTGATATAGATTTACAAATACTCATCCACTCACTATCAGAATATTTATGCTTTTGCTGAGTATTGCTATCTTGTATGTTTGTTTCCTTTACCACAACCTCACTTTTTGAAAGCTGCTTATCTTTATTTTCAGCGTCCAACTTAGCCATTTCCTTATTATGTTGTTCTGTTTGGATAGCTAAAGCCTCTTGCCGTGCATCCCGATCACTATTAGATTTCCAAATAAAAACAACCATTACTAAAACTAAAATAAAAAGACCAATTAATAATTTTTTCATGAAAATACACCCCTATATTTAGGGCTAATTTATCAAATGGATGAAATGAAGTCATTCAATAATTATTCATCCAACTGCTTTAAATACTTATCCCATCCCTGTTGCTTCGCATTGTTCGCTACGCGAGTTGCAATTGCATACGATTTGATTTTCTGCCGTTCCAGTGCTTGAGCTTCTTGCAAATATTGCATGAATGCGCCGTAAGTCATGTTCATGATGTCATCGTGTCTGTGGCCGTTCTTGATTAAGTAAGCGAATGAATGAAACCAACTGACCTCTTTTGTTTCTTTTTTTGTCCTATTCTGTATTTTATCTTTTTTAAAGTACGCCTCATTCACTTCACTGATCTTTAGAACCAGCTCAGCAATCGCCTTGGTTTGCGACGTATTCTCAATAAACGTTTTAGGGCTTAATGTTGTTACTATTGAAACCAAACCCATGATATTGAGCATCTGAGGCTCAATTAACGGCATGATTGTTTCTATTGAATAACTTTCTAAAGCATCTTTGATCTTAATTGCATAAATTGAAAATCGAGCTAAGTCTTTCACTTGGATCTGCTTCACTTCAATTTTCTGATCAATGAATGTGTGGGGCAATGATTCATTGTTTGCAATAAAAAAGTCATTCATAGAAAAAATCCTGAAAGGTACAGGCACAAAAAAAGACGCTTATGCGCCCCTGTGCCTGTAGTTGTTTGGTTTACGGCGATGCAGGAATATTCACAAAATGACCATATAAGCCGAGTTTTGAATCATTGGCTTTAGAAATATCAGAAAGTGCTTGGCCTTGGATCTGGTATTGCCCAAGCTCTTCATGAATAAGCGGGAAAGTCACCTCAGGTGATTTCTTAGTTCGCCAAAGCTTCATTGCCACTTTGTTGCCATTCGCCGTGTTCACCCCAGCAAAGTAAAGCAGATATTCCTGCTCTAAATCAGATGCGATTGTAGTTTGAGTTACGGCACCAGTTTTAAAATCCATCGTTAATGGCATTGTTAACCCAGCAACATCGGTGAACTTGATTGTTCCAAATACTGGATCAAGAACATACTTAGTGGATGCAACTTCAACTGGTGTTGCCGTTGAATCCTTTACCACCACATCTGACAAGTTGTATGCATCAAGCAAAATCATTTGATTGGCCACAACAGTACCTAATGATTTACCTATCACGGTTTCAGATGGGATTTCAAAGTTTTCACCAGAAAGAATGTATTTAATATTCTCTGCATTGGCTTCTTCAATGGTTCCTGAGAAAGTCACACCAGTCGTTTGAACCATGGTGAAATCGGTTGTTCGTTGCCCTGATGTACTTTCTTGATGCTCAAGAACATCAGCTGTAATTTCGACTTCAAATTCTGGCATATTGCCCAACTCTCGAAGTGCACCAACAACACCATTAACGATCGGGGCTAAATGGAACATACCCTGTAATGAAATATAGTCTTTAGCCATCTACTTTGGCCTCCGTTTTAGTAAGTTTTTTTGCTGTTTCGACCGGCTCAGGAACATGCTCTTTAATATTGCCCTTGCCTAAATGCTCCAGAATCTCTGAATCAGATAAGCCAGCAACAAAATCACCTGGTACAAATCGACCAATAGGCTTTACCGCTTCATATAGCTTGGACATAAGGACCTCAAAAGCTATTAATTAATTGACACTCGAACAAATACGGCAACCATAACTTGCCCGCTGCTGACATGTGCTGCACACCAGCATTTGCTCTCTTGAATTGTTTGAACCCTGCTGTTTGAGGGTTAAAACCTTGCATACGTTTTAAAATTTCGATGATCATCGGACTGGCTGCATTACGAATCAGCGTTGTATCTTCAAGCTGTGAACCTGCTTCCTCAACACACAAAACAACTAGCCATTGTTGGTACACAACACTTGCTGAACCGTTGCCTGCTGAATCTCCCACTCGATCATCCACATAGATGATGCTGATTGAGGGTGCAACCGCCGAACACTCAAGCATATCATCTACTGAGAACGGCGTATAAATCGCTTGAATTGCGTCAATTCCTTGCAGTCGCTCTTTGATAATTGTCTCTAAACCAAAATAGTTATCAGGCATCTTTTAAGAGCTCCTCCAAATATTCTTCAATCGCTATCAACATGTTTTGTGCATCATCTTCAGAAACACCAAAAATTGGACGCGCAGGAACAAAGATTGATTTGCGTTTTACCCAGCCACCCGTGGGAGTTTTGAAAGTGAGATATGGCTTGCTTTTGGCTCTAATGGTTCCGCCGTAATGCATAAGCTTTGCATATAGAACATCAGTGAGAATTGAAACGCCGTTTTTATTAAGCCGGGTACGGATTGAGTTTAATAATCGCCCCGTATCTCTTAATGTTTGGCCTTTCTGAGCGATTGCCCGCCATGACTTCTGCCAAGGTCTACCATCAGGTGCCACACCTCGCTTAAAACGATCGTGAACACCATCTAGCAGAATATCCCCAAGCTCATCATATAGATCTTTATGATCACCAGCTTTAGCCTCTACCTTTCGCAGCCAATCCCGAAGCTTTTCTTCACCTTGAAAGTAAAAACCCTGTTTATCTGCCATGATTGCCTCACTTCTTGATGCTTGGCATCTGGTTTAAAACATCATCACTAAATACACCGCCCCGATATGTTGTGCCGATCGGCATAGTGGCGGGTGTTTTAGCAGCAGGCTTTACTTCTTCAGTAGTTGGATTTTTAACAAGCAAAACGTTTGTGCCTTTTGAAACGCCCTTTAGATAGCTCATCGCATCCTCATAACGTCTGCGGACTTCTTCAGATGCTTTGCTTTTCCAAAGTAAGTAACGGGCAATATCACAGACAAAGATTTTTATATTGTCAGGTGGGTATTCAAGTGGGATGGCATACTTGGCACCAATCCAACCATCAATGATTGAGCCTGCATCTGCTATGGCTGCTTCAACAGACTCACCCCCCATCAAATAACGTTCTAACTGTGATACTTCTGTCAGGCCGTAACGCTTCACCATGTCGTCTCGTGTTGCGTACATAGTTCACCTTACTTGCTATCAGTTATACCCTTATCCGCTGTTTTATCAGCCTTAGGTGTTTTAGCCAATGCTGCAGCTAAATCAGCTTCAAGTTTTGTGACTTTGGCCTTTAGATCCGCAACTTCGCCTAAGGCTTTGTCCTTCTCTTCAGTAAGTTGCGTATTAGTCGCCTTTAGATCCGCAACTTCGCCTAAAAGCTTTTTCAAATCACTTTTCGATTCGTCTGACGGCGTTTGCTCTGGCGCTTTGTACTCTTCAATTGCGCCAGATACCAAAAGGGCTTGAATACGTTCCGCATCAAGCCCTTTGATTTCTTCACCTGGTAGGAAATGGCCTACCGACTGCTTTGCAATATACTTTGGCATACTGTTCCCCTTTACACGATAAAGCCAGTACCACCACAGACACCATTCTTATTCGAAGGTACTGCAAGTGGTGCTGATTCAGTCATTAAGTAAATACCGCTTGGATCTTCACTGTACCATTGACGGTCAAAGTATTTTGCAACTGCGCCGTTGGCCAACATGTTTTTAATTTTACATTGAGCAATTGAACCATTAAGGTCCGAAATTGCACCAAAGTAATCAACTGGAATGGCACGTTCTACGCCTGATTTTAAGCGGTATGTTGCGTCATACACCCAAAGTTCTTTTTCATCCAAATAACCTTTGAATGAAGCACCTTCTTGGACATTCAAACTTGGTTTATAAGGTACTGCGATACCAGCATATGGTTTAACAAAACGCTCTTTAAACTCATCATTGCTAGATAACGCAGCCCAAACTTTGCCAGACATTAAATAAGCTTTTGAACCACCACCGTTTGCATCAAGTAAGCGCTGCTCCATAGTTTCAATGTCAGTGACTGGTTTAGCACCAGCTTGATTCCACGGCGTAGCAGGTGTAAAGGTTAATGAAGCATCACGTTCATAGTCGACCATGTTGTATTCATAATCGTCCGACTGCAGTAAATACTTACCGTTTAATAATAATTCAATTGCCATTAGCAAGACTGAATTATCAATTGCATCATGGTTACGTTTCATCACAGCAATTTGAGCAATGACCATTTTTTCTTGATCAGATAACTGTTGGCTGCCAGTTGAGATGATGCCAGCTGTGCGTAATCGCTCAATTAACGCCTCATCGAAAGCGGTCGCAGGTGTGACCATGTTTTTCGGCTTGTAATATGCTGGTTGAACAAATTCAACTTTAGCAGCACGTTTGGTATCAAACGGCTTACCAGGTTGATGAGGTGCTACCAATGGCGCTAGATCATGAACGGTTGAGATTTCAGCCAGTGGAACTTCATCACGATCAAATGAAGGGCGATTGGGGAAAAACTTATCTAAAAGCCATGTGTCCATTGGCTTATAGTTGCTATGAATTAAAGCCAATTCACCAACGTCTAATAATTCGAGTGGTGCGCCGTTAACTGTAAATGATTGAGGCATGATTCTTACACCTTTGATAATTCAATTTTGTTTTTGGTTGCTTTGGCACGGGCAGCGGTATATTGATTTGCCAAAAGTAAAGTGCCGCTAATTGAAACCCCTTCAACACTAAAAACACCGCCGTAATAGATCGGAAGCTCAACACCATCAGCAGCCATTTGTGTTGCTTGAACCGCCGTAACATCCTGCCCGCAGATCACATCCCATGTGGAAGCGTCAGCTGCATGTGTTAATACGTTAGCGTTTGACAGTGTTAGCAAATCGCCAGTTTTGTATGCTGTCGCTGTCGTAGGTAAAGCATTTGCACGGCGAAGTTTTTCAACATCCAAAATTAATGGACGTGATGAACGGGTAACGTCCGCCAAATATGTTTTATTACCCATGGATTAATTCCCCTTGTTTTGAGCTGCAAATGCTTTAGCACCTGCAGAGAATTGATGTTCTTGATTGCCATTTCCACCTTGACCTTGTGCACCACCATTGGCCTGATGCGTAAACAAGTGAGCTAATGCTGGGTTAGGTTGAATAGCAGGCGTTGAAGATGGTGTTTGCTGTCCTCCTTGACCACCTACTGAGAATTGGCGAAGTTGCTTAGTAGCAAAAGCAAAGGTTGTATCGTCCATTGCTGTATAAGCTGTTTTATCTTCAGCACTGAATTGAGTTTTCAGCTCAGTTTCAAGCGCAGCGATATCTTCAGTACGTTTTGTTTCCTTGAACTGTTTTAATTCAGTTACAGCATTGTCTCTTTCGGTTGTAAGCTTTTGATTATCAGCTTTAAGTTGTTCTAACTCGGTCACGTCTGTGTCCTCTTGTTGCTTATTGAATTGTTTAGGGGTATGGCTTGCCGCTACTGCAGACGTATTGTCATCAGCACCAAGCGCACAAAATGAAACTTCACGGATAACGCCGTTACGGAAAATCGTGATTGGTCCTTTAAGTGTTTTGCCATTTACTACAACTTCACCACGATCAACTTCTTCGATTGAACCAGGCACGATGTAAACCGACATTTCCCACGGATAACCCTCATCGCTGTCTTGAGCGACTTCTTGGCCATTCTTGTTAGTGAGCAAATCACCAGAGACCTTTAAGCCTCCTTGATTGTCTTTGGTGAAATTACGGACCACGCCTGCACGGCGGCCAGTGTCATGATCAATTAAAGCGCCTAAGGGCGTTTTCATTTGAATCGTGTCCAGATCAAAGATCACATCCCCCCAGTAGTAATGGCTTTGAATCACTTCACCACTGTAGGCAACACCAGTAAAGGTTCGCTTCTTTCCTTCCTCTGATGATTTCTCAATATCAAAAAGATTGGTCTTAAACTGGTACGCTGAGATTGGTGGATCTGGCTTTTCGTTTGTTCCTGCCACTTTTCTTTCTCCATAAAAAAACCGCCAAACGGCGGTTTAATTAATTTGTAAATTACTAATAAAGACTGAATGCATTCTGATTTGCTATGAAATAGCGCACAGCTTGCTTATCTGTACGTTTCAGTACGAGTTGATCATCTGAGTTGCTTACGACCTCTAAACTTAAATCAGGGGCTAATAGTGAGCCATCTAGATTGCTAATCTTGCTCAGATCGATTGCCACACCTTTTGCATCAAGAATGATGATTTGTTTTCCAACTTTCTCGGCTTCTCGAAATAGCGTTGGGGTTTTAATTCCGATGATATTACCTGCAGTCAGGTTTAAATCATCAATGCCACGGATTGAGCTACCAGTGAGTTTGTTTGCCGTGTTCTTAGCAAAACTAAAAAGCCGGTTAAAAGCACCCATGATCTTATCCCAAATGCTTTTGCCTATAGTTCCCTGCTGATCTTTCTGGATCTCTGACTGTTTAAGGATGGTTGTTAAAGCATTTTCATTTTCATCTGACAGATCTAAAGTGATACGCAAGTCACTGGGGCGAATACTAGGATCTAACTTTATCGCTCTATCAACCATTTCATCCAGCTGGCCGCGCTTAACATCATCAACATCAGAAAGACTTGTCTTAATTTGCTTGATGGCTTCAGTCTCTATTGCTGATTCATGACTCAAGGTTTCAATTATGCGCTTTTCATCCTGAGTGTTCGACTGACTGGCCAGACGTGAATTGAGAATGCTTTCAGGATGCTGATCATAATTAGATGGCCGAAAGGACCAACCCGAATCAGGCTGAATACTCGGCAACTCATCATCTGGTGTAACGCCTTTTGATTGAGCTTGCCTTTCTGTTAATGCTCTTGTAGTGCATCGACATCGATACCCGTTTGGCGGGTAATATGTTTGCCAAAATGTATCGTCAATGTGCCTAATAACGCCGTCCAAAGCTAAATGGCTCGGCCTCACACGACTATCATTGATAGCCATGTATTCAAGATAAGGCCGTTTATCTTTATTGCGCTGCTGATGTAACCATTTACCATGGGCATAAGCATTTTGAGCATTCGTTCTGAATACATTGTCTAAATGTGCTTCAGATAAATTAATACCATCAGCCTCTACTAGATTCTGAAAGTCCTGAAATGTTCCACCAGTCTCAACAGTCTTATAGACGGCGTTTAGAACGGATTTAATTTGATCCAAACTAGCAAGCCCACTCACTGTAGATGCATATTGCCTTGAGTTTAGGTCAAGCAAATAATACTCAGCAGGCAAAACAACGTTACGAGACCTTGCATACACCAAAGCTTGTAAGAGGGTCATATTGTCCATTTAACGGCCCTCTTTTGAATGAACATACCCAAGGATGTCTGCAGCAAATAAAGCTCGGTCCATGAGCTCATTAAATTGCGATTCATTTGCATCACCTGCCAAGGCAAACAACTTTTCTTGCAAATCCTCAATGCCAGTACTATTTGCAATCAGATCCTTGATCACTGCATCTGAGAGTAACTGCATATTCGCATCAGCCAATTCATCAAGCTCTTGCTGTTCTTGAGATAGATCCTTAACACTTGCAGCAAAACTAAAACGGCGATTCGGTATAGCTTTAAATTGCTGTTCTGTCTGGCCTTGTGGAAGCTCAGCAACATCGCCGTCCATTAGCCCATACTCACGAGTAAAGTACTGTTGGGTTAGGTTTGCACCCGCATTTTTAAGCTTTACATCACGATCTGCTTGATCAGTATTCAGCTGCTTTGTTTTTTCGCCCAAATAAACTTCATGCTTAGGCCAGTTATTCAAAGCACATAAGGCATTTACCGTAGCTTGGAAAGTAGGTGTTACTAATCGCACATCTGCATTAAGCTTATCCTTACGCACATTCTCATGCACCTGACCAAGTGCACGACTCCCTGTGCCATCGGTTCCACTTGTCAGGGTTTGCCCTAAAATGACTTTCTGAATCTGGCGAATAAGAACGTTATTGAATGTCTCAAACGATGCACCTGCTGTGCCATTTGTGCCTGCAGTCAAGACTTGCACATCATCCTCAGAATCAATCGAAAGCACACTTTGAGCATGAGCATTAAGCAATGCCTGATTCATATCATTGGGTTCTGAATCTTTGCATTTTCCCAATAAAATGGGGGTGCCAAATCGTTCTAGAAACTTTGCCCAAAACTTAAATCCATTTTGCTTAAAGAAGTTCAACCAATACAGAGTTGCAAGTAATGCTTTGCCGTATGGCTGCTCATACGTTGCCTTGCGCCGTGTAAGGAAAAATTTAAGCTTTTGATCAACGACAATCTCTTGACCAATTCCCTCAGGTCTATAAATCAATCGACCATCATTCTTAGGTTCAAACCATTGCATTGGCTTTTCACCAATCCACTGAATACCAATGTGACCTTCTGGTTTTAGTTCATATACAGCCTCTTGAACCGAGTAACCAAAAAAAAGCGCATTAATTGCGCCTGTTGCTACTTCAGTGAACCACTCTTTAAGCTCCTGCATGAGCAATATAGCCTCAGGTGTATCACTTGGCTCAATGCGGAACGGCGTTGCCAGTAGTGCATCAATACGCGTTTCTACAGCCTGTGCAATCTCATCATCATCTAATAACACCTTGAGCCGATGCCGAGAAACGCCAGCCTTACGCAGTACTTCGTCAATATCAGGCTGTTTACCCAAGCTATAGAGCATTGATACGGCGTTTTGTTGGAATAAGCTTCCCGCAGACAAAGCCTTTTTAGAAGCTTTGTCTTCTTTCTTAGACTTTGCCATTTTGGTACCTTATTTAAAATGTTCGACTTCCTGCAGTTGCAGGTTTCTTAGCTTGACGAGATTCATTTAGATCATTGAATGCATCACTACATCCATCAACCTGATCATCATGTTTTGCATTTGGGAAGTTTCTTAGTTCTTCTATAAGTGCCTTATTCCAGTCACCCCGAAGCATTTTCACATTCCCCACATTGACTTGAGCAGCAAATGGTTGCGCTCTGGTGATCTTGTCACCCGAAACAGGCTCAGCTTTAACCTTGAACCCAGAAAGCTTTCCTACAAAGTTTTTTGCTTGAGATTTACCTGCCTGACCAGGATCTTGTGGCAAGCGGATATAAACACCTTTGCCATCCATCTGCGCTGTTTGGGTAATGGTATTTTCCACTCCATCAGGACCCCAACGACCACGAACCATGTCGGTGATGTAGATTGTGTTATCTGGCGCTTTTGCTAGTTTAGGACCCGCCGTATAATCACCTTCATTCTCTGTTGCTGCTAGATCCCATGCGCGACACTCTTTAATAATATCGGTGGGAATAGCATCAACAATTTCGATTCTATCTGGTTTAAAGAAACCACCTGCAGGAGGCGCAGGGCGTTGTTGATACTGGCCAGCAAAGACATACGGCGAAGCATCCTCCATAACTCTGAGGCGTTCTATGGTGTGTTTTTCAGGCCATAATGCAGAACCATCGTCTTGTATAGCTGAAAGACACAAATGCTCCCATTCTTCACCATTACCGCCGTCAAGCAACCACCCAGCAAGATCCTCTTCATGTAATCTTTGCATAATGACAATAATCGGCGTTTCAGGTGAGTTGGTACGGGATTCAAGCGTATTTTGAAACCAATCAATCACCCCATCACGGATAGTTTTTGATTTAGCTTCACTTGCCTTGTGTGGGTCATCAATAATGATTGCACCACCAAAGGAGTCACGAATCTTACCTGCACCAAAACCGGTAATCGTTCCGCCTGTTCCTTGAGCATAACAAACACCACCAGCCTTAGTGCGCCAATCATCCTTAGCCTTGCTGTCATCACGCAATACAAAATCAGGGAAGACATTTTTAAATGCCGTTTCCTGCACTAAATTACGTGTTTGAAAGGCATTGTTAGCTGCCAACGTTGCAGAATAGCTTATGTGGATGAACTCGCTATCTGGTACTTTTCCAAAGCACCAAGCCATAAAATTGATTACGGCGAGCTCTGTTTTAGAGTAACGGGGTGGAATGTTAATGATTAAACGCTTGGTTTCACCGTTAAATACACGTATGAGCGCATCACATACAACTCGATGGTGCCAATTGTGTCGCCACTTGTATTTACGGCGTTGCTTAAACAAATACCGAGAGAAAAAATAAAGATCTTCTTGAGCTTCAATTTGGATTGCTAGATCTCTGCTTGGGTCAGAATTCATTTAGTATCTTCTCCCTTGCATTTAAATATTCTTCTACTGTTGTTTGGGTTTGAACTGTTTTAATAGGCCCACCACCTGCACCCGTTAATTCCGTTTTATTTGTGTATAGCCCACCACTATCTTTTGCTGCTTGCTCCATGATGCGCAAAGCCATAACAGTATTCTTTGTTTTTTGAAGCAATTTATCGTATTGCTTCATTCTGTAATGTTTATTTGCGATGGGGATATCTACTAAACCTTTGTCAAATTTTTTTCGAGTATCCTCAAAAAGTTTTTTAAATTTTGCACTAAGGTTTTTCCCTGCGGCTTTTGTTGGATCATATGCAGCACATTGCATTCGATCAACTTCAATACCAAACTCTTGTTTTACCAGATCTGCTACTTCTTGAGGTGTATCACGGCATGCAAGAGCTTGAACTATAAATATTTTTACAGGCTCTTTTAAGGCTGCCATAACCACCTCTCCGTATGACTACGTATAACAAGATAGTCAAAAAAAATGAGCCAAAAGGCTCAACTTATTAAACATGTCCCACAGCACTTGGAAATATTTACATCATTTACAAACGGCGCTTGCTTCGCGACTTCAACAAGTCGCTTAACGTTTTCGCTTGCTCCCCATCGTTTGACCACACCGACAAACTCCTCAACATCGTGGCCAGTGAGATAGTGCTTAGGAAGGCCAGTCATATCGCTAAGGATTGGCTCACCATCCTCATCACGCTCTACCCCGATGTGATACAGCTCATGTTCGATCAATGCACAAAAATCCCTATCACTGGATTCCTCGCAAAAACTAGCATCGATAGTGATTAGATATGCTGGAACGTAACCGAACCAATCTCGCATTTGTTGCTCTTGCCGTGCTTTTCGCCACCCACCAACGTTAAACATAACTTTTTCACATTGGCCAGACACCATTTGTTTTTTTACAGTACATGCCTGTGATGCCCATGCAAAAGCTAAAAATCCCTCGCTATCATGTAATAACTCAGCGATATGGTCATGATCGGGATTGTGTAATGGCCCACCAATGGTTAGAAAGTTATCAATTACCCATTGCATAAGATCTGGTGCAGGTGCCAAGAGTATCGCCTCTACATCATCTGCCTGATCAATCAAGTCAGTCGGTGGAAATGGTCTTATTTGGCTCATTAAAAGTATGCCTCTTTAAATTTTTAAGCCATTGCTGTGCAAAGCTAGCTTGTATCTGTAATGGCCCCGCTTCATTAATTTTAAATCTTGCGGCTGACTCTAAACGAACGATAGTAAATCCCATTTCATAAGCGGTGTGTTCACGATCAGCATCATGTGAAAACTGTTTTCTTTTACGACCAGCAGACCAAGGTCCGCCCGCAATTTCAACCAGGATTCGATACTCAATTAAATGGAAATCAAAACGCCAATGTTTAGTTGATTTAAACTGGAACAACGTTTCATATTTAATTTCCAAAATCTGTAAGGCTCGCTCCATATCCTCAAAAGCTACTATGTATTTTTCATTCGCTTTCGGCAGCGGCCTGCTTTTAGGCTTGGTTTTCGGTGCACGTTTTCTGGTGAGCTTAAAATACTTGTCGATATCCATTCTTTCACCCGTATGTCACGGCGACCTTTAAGCCAGGATAATTTTTTAATGGCTAAATAAAATCGCTCATCTAATTTAGCGATTTGATCGGCTGTTAGGCCCTTGGTTGTACAACTACCTACATGCTTAAGCTCTTGTTCGGTTTCCCGTATCTCATTATCAATATTTCGATCCATGGTTTCTCCAAACAAGAAAAGAAAAGCCCCGCAGTAACTAGTATGTTAGCGGGGCTTCATGTGCCGAAATACTCTCGGCTAGTTGACTCGCATTGCGCTAATGCGAGTGAGGGTTTAGTTTAAAAACTTAGGAATATCATCTAGGGAAAAGCTCTGATCAATATGCTTATGTACTAACTTAAGAAGTTCATCAATAATTCGCTGATTATTCTCTAACTGAGTGTTGCTATCTTTCATTTGCTTAACAGCATCAACCGCAACAAAAGTTAATTTCTCGTTTTCTTCTTCTAGGTCTAAATAATCAATATATAGAGACTTATATAATCCCTCTAACTCTTCCCTGGAAAGATCTTTAAGACTAGGTAACTTGGCCATAATTGTTATTCCTGTGTTTTTCACAAGATAGCATAGTGATATGACAGAAATGAAAAAGCCAAACATAAAACAGCCCAGCTATCCAAAATGAACAACTGGGCCGAGTAGTACCGTAGTTTAAGGCTGACTGATGTGTTAAGGGGTCGCCAATCCGCAAGTAAATACTCACCTTTTTAGGTAGTCAATCCAAGGGTAGTGTCTTATCTATCAAAACTCCGCACCCCTCTCTCACCTCATTGACCAGATAAGATGCCTATTAACTTAAAGATCCCTAATAGGTAGGACCAGAAACGTAAAAAGCCCGCATATAGCGAGCTTTCAAATTCTTTCAGGGCGACCAATTTATAAAACGCCCATTTTAGAAATACTTATACTGAACCGTTCTGTTTATGTCAAGTCACTGCAATATAATTGGTTTGCTCTAAACTAATTTCATAATCACTTTCTTCATAGTGAAATGATCGCTTTAATTGATCGCGTATTATGTGCTCCCAAATTGTGATTTGGGATTCAGCAATAAGTTCAAACCGCTCATAACGTTCCGAATATCCCGATTTAGAAACATCCAACTTAGCAATCGTTATTTTTTCAAAAAGTGTGTAAGGTCTCTTTCCTGTCGCATTACATTTATTGCATGGTTTCGCACCGCATGGGTATCCTTTTGAATCGTATATTTCTAACTTACCTAGTCCTTGACACCCACCACACATACTTTTAACAAATAAATGACCACGTAAAACGACCTCTGCGATACCTTTGGCCACATTGGTTAAATCACCCTGGCAGTTGTTTGGTTTAAAATTCTTCTTAATCATTTCCTTGTGGATCTTACCTGCAAGTAAGTTTCTAACACGGAAAAAATCTGCTGAGTTAATGTTTCCTTTCTTTATTTCCACTGTGCCAGGTATCTCATCAATACGTTTTTTAACTTCAACGCCGTTTATGATATTTGTTTCATAAATCTTTTTAGCTTCTGTGACTACTGCAATTCTCTCAAAATCAACGCGCTCGATGAGCAATTCGGCCCACATCTTTGCACCAGGTGATAACAAGGCCATTTCACCAAGTACAATGCTTTTCGTAATTTTCCCTTTACCCTCACTTTGAGCAATAGCAAGACGCAACAACTCCAAAAAATCAAACTTTTCAACTAACATACATTGCGCTCCTACTACTTAAAAAACTTACATGTGAACTGAGTTCCATTAACCCAATACACTTCTTGACCTTTACAAACTTGAACCGTATTCCATGTGTTTACCGCCACAACTACGATGGCGAATATGATGAATGCAATAATTAACAACCAATCGTTATTCTGTTTTCTCATTTCAACCGTCCGAAAATTAACATTGCTGCATCGCGGCTGTGCTCGCTTGTTCTGCCTACCCAGCCAGTTATTTTTTTAAAATATTCATCTTTGGTTTTTGTTATGTTTGCCGCAGGGTGTACTAAATCAAATTTAATCCCCTGCACTTTACAGAATTGCTCCCAGATACTGCAGTCACGTTTAACAGAACCTACGCCCTCGCGTATACCAGCGCCCGACTTAGCTTGTCGCGCATCTGCAGATCCGAACCAGGTACGCAAACGTGCATCCTCAATACGAACAATTAAATCAGGGTGTTGTTTGTGTAGTTCTCTGACTTCCTCCATAGCTTTCGTAATGGTTAAAGTTTCAACCCGATTCAAAACACCTTTGGTGGCCACAGCAAAACCTGTCTTAACACCGCAATCGATACCAACTCGAATCATGATGCATCCCCCTTGAGCGCTTGCTCTTTCACCGAGGTAAGAGAGTTGATTGCAGTTTCTCTATCACACCATTCATCACCATGTAGATAAATTGATTTTCCACCTTTCACCCAATATCCACCCTCTTCGTAATACTCAGGTTTTCTTTCAAATCCATGCCAACCATCACGCATGCCTCTAGCTTTAAAGAAGACCTTAAATCCCGCCTCTCTATCCCACCTTTCTGACTGCAATGATGCTTCAAGGATCTCCACCCTCTTTTGCAGCTCATTCTTTTCCTGAATCGTTTTTCCAAGCAGAGTTGTTGTGCTAACTTTTTCTTCTTGAAGTTTGTTTGCTCGTTTGTTTTCTCGCTCAGCAACATCACTCAACCAAGCATTTTTCTTTTGCAGCTCGTCCACTTTAGATTGTTGGTGTTGGTAAACACACAAACCAAAATCTAAATCAAACGAACCGTATCCTCCTTTTTTGCTTGTGTAAGGGGTGCATCTGAGTTGTAGCTTGTTTCTATCTGAGCCGTGAGATTGAATAAATTCTTCAAATTCCATGCGCGTATTTTCATTAAATTCTTTCATTGATTCTTGATATTGTTCTAACGTATCAAATTCACTTCTCATCACTTCACCTTTCATATTTCTTGCAATTTGGAGATGTGTCACAGTCGCGGAGAGTTTCTAATTCCAACGTTTCGGTATTTCCGAATATTTGCTCATAGTCTGCGATGGCTTTTTTGATCTCATCCATTGAATAAATCACACCTTCACGCGTGATATGGCTTAGCGCGAATGGTGAATTGCTAATATCTACAAGACCTTTTAACGATTTGATTCCACCTAGCAACTCAACCAGTTCAACGCTCTCAACGAGGCGCTTGAGGTCTTCCAGATCAACTGGATTGAAGCCTTGCTTCTTGAAGTATTCACCATCGTTATCAGTTAAATTCCAAATTGGATGAAAGCCATTGTGAAACTGAAATTCGGGCTTAGTACGGAAATAATAGCCATCCTGAAA